GTTAATTAAAAGATGAAATACTAGGCATAGACAGAAGTAATATTCCCGTAAGCATAAAGGCTATACCGGATAATGGATATTGCCGGTTGGGGAACAGGACTACGAGAAACAAGATATATTTTGATGAGTATGTGCTAAATTCAAATGATGCTCGCTCCATAAACTATAGAATTAAAACGGCTTTCCATGAATCCTTCCATTTATCTGCTAACGGACTTGAATGGGATGGGATGGACTCATCCGGAAATATAGTTGAAAAATGGAGAAGTTTAGAGGAAACATTTACGGAATCATCTGCGCATTATTTAATTGAGGAGTATGGAATTTCAGCTAAGTTATCTCCGTCTTATACACAGGAACTTGTTGAAAATTTGCCGAGACTGAAGCGACTTGCAAAGTACTCATCTTGTAATACGATTCAAGATTTCGGAAAGATTGCATTTGAGGATAGGCAGAATGGAGTTGGGGCAAAGTGGTTGCACCTTCATTCAGATATGAGTAAAGTTGTATTGCCAATAGATTATTATTCTCAATACAATTCATATATAACTCAAAATGAAGACGATTTGCTTGATATGATGTTCGAAAACATGGTGGAATACAAGCAATATAGGTCACTGATAAAGGCTGAATTAGAATCAGCAATAGGAGAAGATTTCAGGACACTTTCGGGTAATCAACTGGTAATATATAGTAATATTTTGGCATGCGCAATGCAGAAAATGGGGGTACTATGATGGTATATATTCCAAATGGTTGGATAAAAGATAGAAAAAATGAAGATGAAATAAGAACACTTATCTCCGAGAGCCTTGGATGCATTAAGTTGAAAGATAGCTCTCAAAAGGTAGAAGATAGGCTAAAAGAGCTCGGAGAGATAAAGATACTTGAAGAGTTTAAGAAAGGAACATTTGCGGTATAAACAGGCCTTAATTTAATAGAGATAAGTTTTTAAGCACCTTAATAGGGTGCTTTTTTATTGCCGTCTTTTAGCTTTGCAGACGATAAAGAACAAAGAAAAGAAGTGGATTGAACCACGTTAAAAAATGTATGAAAGGATGTATGACAATGAGAAAAGAAGACTTTATAACACTTGGAATGGATGAAGAGTTAGCAGGTAAATGCGAAAAGGCAAGCGCTGAAGAGCTAAAGAATTATGTGCCATATGAGAGATTTAAGGAGCTTGTAGACGAAAAGAACAAGCTCAAGACTGATATTGCCGATAGGGACAAGCAGTTTGAAACATTAAAGAACTCAACAGGCGATGTTGAAGCTATGAAAGAGCAGATTGCTTCGCTACAAGCGGAGAACAAGGCAAAAGATGAAGCTCATGCAACAGAAATCAAGCAGATGAAAATAAATAGTGCTTTGGAGTCTGCGCTAATCAGTTCTAAGGCAAAGAATGTAACAGCGGTCAAGGCACTTATCAAGGATCTTGACAAGGCAGAGCTTCAGGATGACGGAAGCATAAAAGGACTTTACGAGCAGATAAAAGAGCTAAAGAAGTCGGATGGGTATTTGTTCGAGGAGAACACGGTGGCAAAGCCAAGTTTTAAAGGATTCCAGCCGGGAGTTGCAAAGAAAGAGACCGGGTCAGGTCGTGTAGACATGTCAAAAATGTCCTATGAAGAGTTGGCTAACTACATTGAAAACAATCCGGATATAGGGAACTAAGAAAGTAGAGGTAAACAATAATGGCAAAATTTGATGCAAAGAGTTTTAATGACAGAGCATTTGGTGCGTATATGTCCGCGATACCAAATGTAAAGCTTAATAAGTTAAGGGAGTCTATGGCGGTGGTATCCGATCCAAGGCTTGCAGAAGCTTTTAAGAACCAGTCTCAGACAGGTAGTGTTTATGCTATTCTGCCTTATTTTGGCAGATTAGGAGGCAAGGCGCAAAACTATGACGGGCAGACAAACCTAAACCCTGAAAGAACGGCAACTTATGAGCAGGGTGTGTTCGCATATGGAAGAATGATGGGATGGACGGAGGCTGACTTCAGTTATGATGTGACCGGAGGTGTTGACTTTATGGCCAATGTTAGGGCACAGATTATGGATTACTGGAATGAGGTAGATCAGGAGGTTCTACTGTCTATTCTAAAGGGTGTATTCGGCATGAGTGCTACAGGTACGGGAGCTATAAAGACTGCTAACAAGGCTTTTGTAGACGAGCATACACTGGATATTTCAGCATCCACAGAGAATAAAAAGACCGACGAGAGCATGATAATGGGCGTTACAACCCTTAACAGCGCTATTCAGAAGGCTTGTGGAGATAATAAGCAGAAGTTTAGCCTGGTAATTTGCCACTCAAGTGTATCTACGAACCTGGAGAATCTTAAGCTTTTAGCATATCTCAAGTATACAGACAGCGAGGGTGTGGAAAGAGATCTAAGTATGGGTACTTGGAACGGAAGACTTGTGCTTGTGGATGATTCTATGCCTGTAGAGGTAAAGAATGTCGGAGCTACAGGAGGAGATGCGTCTATTTATACCACATATGTGCTTGGAGAGGGTGCAATAGGCTTTGAGGATGTGGGCGCGAAGGTTCCTTACGAGATGGTAAGAGACGGTAAGACTAACGGTGGTGAGGATACTCTTATTTCAAGAAAGAGGAATGCTGTGAGCGTTGCAGGTATCTCATATCTTAAGGCAAATCAGGCGACAAACAGTCCTACTAACGCCGAGCTTGAGAACGGCTTAAACTGGTCACTTGTTCAGAGCGATAATAAGACAATCCCTCATAAGGCTATTCCGATAGCAAGAATTATCTCAAGGGGGTAATATGCTTGAAAGGATAAAAGAGAGATTGCGGTCCATAGGATATGCGGTAAAAGATAGCGATGATATTACTATCAATTTTGCTATGCAAAAGGTTGAAAACACTATAAAGAACGATTGCAATATCTCTGCTATCCCTGATGGGCTTATGCATATTGCAATTGATATGGTCGTTGGCGAGTTTCTTATGTCGAAAAAGACGTTTGCTCCTAACGAACTTTTAAATTTAAATCTGGATTCAGCTATTAAGCAGATACAAGAAGGCGATACAAATATATCTTTTGCAGTAGGCGAAGGAAGCAAGACTGATGAACAAAGGCTTGACAGCTTTATTGACTATCTTTTGAATTACGGCAGAGATGAATTTATCACTTACAGGAGATTCAGATGGTAGATGCATGGAAACAGGCAAGAAAAGCAGTAGAAAGCAGATATAAAGGACTTTGCGACATACTGGAAAAAAGAAAGGTAAAAGATGAGGTTACTAAGGCTACTGTATTGAAAGATATAGTGGTCTTAAGCAATCAACCTTGCAGGTTGTCATACAGTAGCTCCGGCACAGCAAATCAGACTGATACAGTATCAAATATAGAACAGACTATTAAGTTATTTATTGCTCCTGAAATCAAAATTGCTCCAGGATCTAAGCTTAGGATAACACAAAACGGAGTAACTACTGACTATATCTCCAGTGGAGTTCCTGCATTGTATGAAACACACCAAGAAGTATCCTTGGAGCTTGAAAAGGAGAATGCTTAATGGCTAGTTGGGGCAGAGCAGATTTTGAGGCTCTTAGAAACCTTCAGGAAAAGATACAGAGCCTTAAGGATATTGATATGAATGGCTTTTGTACTGCATGCAGCAAGGAGATTGCGGCAAGACTTTTAGCTTTAGTTATAGAGAGGACTCATACAGGCCAGTATCCTTCAGGGAGTGGAAAAGTTGGCGGTACTCTAAAAAGAGGCTGGGGTGCGGTAGCAGATATAAACGTTGTTAAAGAAGGCGATACCTATACGGTAACTATTACAAATCCGGTTGAATATGCTTCCTATGTTGAATTTGGCCATAGAACCAGAAACGGCGGATATGTAGAACCACAACTTATGCTCACTATATCTGAAGAAAAGCTAAAGAATGCAATACCTAAGCTGTTAGAAAGAAAAGTAAAGAAAAAACTTATGGAGGCATTAAGTGGCGGAAATTAACTTATCTTTGGTATTGGATGCTATCACAGTTGTGCTTGATGAATTATCACCCGACTCAAGTATATACATAGATAAAGTTGAACAGGGGTTAAATGACGGTGATTTTTTAGTAAGGCTTATCAATACCGATTATTTAAAAAGAGGAACAGGAGAGCTAAACAGGGTAGTTTCGTCGTTTGATATTATATATTTCCCAAAGAATGGGAATAAAGATTGTATTTGCATGGGTGATAAGCTTTCGGAATTGCTGTCCGTCATCAAGCTCTCAACAGGAGATACAATACGAGCCGTAGAGAAGTCTTTTGAAATTGTAGACAGTATTTTGCATTTTAGAGTTTCATATAACTACAGCACAATTAAGTATCAAAATGTTGATAACATGGGGCGAATATCTTTGAACAGAGGTAATTAAGTTGGGAAAAGAAAAGATTGATTTAAATAAACACACAAAAGAGGCTATTAAAGCATCTTCAAGATACTTGGGACATGGAGATGTACTTGATGTAATCCTTGACGATGATACAGCTTACACAATAGATGAAGTTGACGGCCTTATTGATGAATTTTTGAAAAGGGAGGTGGAATAATGGCATTAGGTGGTGGTATTTGGACAAGGCAGGATAAGGTATTGCCCGGAGCTTATACAGTGTTTTCGAATGCTAAAAAGGCAAATGCCGCTCTTTCAAGTAGAGGTATTGTGGCATTGCCGACAGCTCTTGACTTTGGCGAAGCAGGAAAGGTTTTTGAAGTAAGCAGAGAAGACTTTATGACAAAGTCGAAGGAACTCTTCGGCTACAGAATAGATGATGATCACATGCGTAATCTTAGAGAGGTTTTCTTGCACGCAACTAAGGTACTCGTATATAGGCTTGTATCGGCTGATGCAATGGCCGCAAGTAATACACTTGCTACGGCTAAGTATGTAGGTAAAAGAGGCAATGATATTAAGATAGTAGTAGGTGCAAATGTTGATAAGCCAAGTGCCTTTGATGTTAGTACATATCTTGATAATGTTTTAGTGGATACACAGACTGTCGATAATATGGCAGGGCTAAAGGATAATGCGTATGTAACTTTTAAAAGTTCCGCTACATTATCTGCTACAGCCGGAATGCCGCTTAGCGGGGGTACTGACGGCGGTAATCTTACAGGAGAGATATATACAAAGGCTTTAGAGAGTTTCGAGGCATATGCATTTAACATTTTATGCTGTCCTGTTATTGACAGCACCATAACAAAGTTGTTTGTGGCATATACTAAGCGGCTCAGGGATGAAGTCGGGTCGAAGTTCCAAACAGTTGTATATAAGTCTGATAGCGACTATGAAGGAATTATCTCCATAAACAATGATGTAGTTGGAACGGATAAAAATTCTTTGGTGTATTGGGTATCAGGAGCAGAGGCAGGATGTGAAGTAAATAAGAGCCTGACAAATACAGTGTATGACGGAGAATACGAGGTTGTCACGGATTATAAGCAGTCACAGCTTGAGTCGGCAATTAAGCAGGGTAAATTCACTCTGCACAATGTAAACGGTGGTGTGAGAGTTCTTGAAGATATCAATTCGTTTGTGTCATTTAAGGTTGATAAGGATTCTATGTTCAGCTCGAATCAGACTATCAGGGTAATAGATCAGATAGCAAATGATATAGCCGCATTATTCAATACAAGATATTTAGGTGTAGTACCTAATGATAATGCAGGACGAATCAGTCTTTGGAATGAT